GAGATTTACCAATGGGCTTTTTATTTGTAGCAATGTGAAGTGCAAATAACATAATCCTGGCTACATTATACGAAATCAGTCTAATAATAATTTCACCAGGATAAATATATATCCGCACCAGGATAAAAGTTAATGTTCAGACCAAGATAAAAATTAATAAAATGTAATATTTTGCCAACTATAAAAAATAGTCATAACGAAAAATCAATAAGTTAAGAAATTTTATGCTTTCCCAGGATGTTCTCCCAGGTGATACATAATGCCAATTAATTTGTGACGAAAATGGGAACCCCAACCCATTTTCTGGCTACTCCCGATCTTAAATTAAAAGGGAGCGTTGTAATCAGAGAGAAGAAGTTTCAGGATTCGCCTGTGTCTGTTCGGGAACACTCCGTTCCCTCTGTTCTTGTCGGTTTTGAGCAAAATAATTAAAAGGACGATAACCATCTAACCATCTTCGGCAATCTTGTTGTGATATTCCTGTCATATAATTACCCTGCTGATCAATTGCCATTAGGCGGCCACTGGAGAGCTGAATAACTCCTGACATTCTTGGGAAATCTGTCGGCTGTACTTGTGGTTGATATTCAAAATCATAAGGTTTATTTGGATTATATGAAACAGCCTGAACAGTACCCGTAGAAGTCACAGAAGTACCATTTTTAGAAAGATCATTAAACCATTTAACGCATTCAGGCTTTTCAACATTTGCGCCCTTGCGGCACTTTATATCAGGATTAAAAGCATTTGTTGCAGTAGTGCTAGAAGCATTATTGTTTTCAGTCGGTTTTGTTTCCTGTTCGGCTTTTCTACCTGTCATACCTGACACAGCATTACGAGCCAATTTATCACCGCCTGACTTTGTAAATAAGAAATATGCAGCAGACATTAAAACAATAATGGCAATAATTGCATAAATAAACTTGCTTTGAATCTTAAAGTTAATCGAAGTATGTGCAGATGCACTTGTATACATATCCTGCCATTTTTTCTTATAGAAAAATTTATAGCTATCTTGATACTTCACTGACCTTTCAGAAGCAGCAGCTTGCCACGGATCACGGAGCCATCTTTCAAATTCGTAGATCGTTGCAAAGTTTGGTTTTTGAATTGGACGTTTAACCAGATGCATTTTTTCAATCAACATTCTGATTGCTTTGTTTAATGTCTGCGGGTCTTGAGTGATTAAAATAATATCTTTATTCTGATGTCCGTGTGTTCTTAAATCCTTGATCATAGGATTTTGCGACATTTGTCCATTATCTTCATATTCTGGACGTTTATGAATCTCATCCATGAATATAATTGAGTTATTCGGTACATCACGCCAGTCAGCAGGTGCAGGCTTAATAAAATCACATTTTTCAGCATGTCCGTTAATGTCTGAATAAATCTCACGAACAATATCTTTCTCAGGGTCAAACTTTCCTGAATCAATGCGCTTTTGTATTTCTAAATTTTTTAAATGATAGTCATACGCCATTTTTACAGAAAACTGACTTTTGCCATGTCTAGGCTGACCGACAATCATATAAATAGCCATTATTGAGCCCTACCAAAAGATATTTTATTAATCATGAGAGTTATTTTTAAAGTACATGCACCAACAATGATTGACAGTCCATAATCAATATTGGCTAAGGAAAGAATCTGTAGAACATCAGCAGACATTCGCCCCCACTCAGTTTGAGCATATCCAATCAATTGTTGAAACAAAGTCATAACAACAGCACTGGAGAAGATGCCAAGTCCTAAACCTTTTAAAACTGTTTTACCAAACTTGCTTAATGTCCAGTCTGCAACTGATACGAGAATTGCTTTTAAGCTCATATTTCACCATCCTCGCCTTTGCGACCCACACCAACAAGAATCAATGCACCGGAAAGAAATCCAATAAGCGGTGCAACAAAAGACCATTTGTCAGCCAATTGGCAAATTGGCTCATAACTAATTTGTGTTTCGCCACCAGTACCGATATTGATAGAAATTGGAATAGGTGCAGGACAACCAGGAACACCTTTAAAGGTTGATGTATCTAAAGCACCTATGTCTATTTCTTTTATTTCAGGTATTTCATTATCAGAATCTAAATTTTCATCATTTTTTGCCCATTCTTTGGCAGCTTCCCAAGCCTCAGTTAATTTCTCGCTTAAACTTTTTACTTCTTCTTTAACTTCAGAAACTTCATCTTTTACTGAATCAATTTTTTCACCTGTATTGACCAATTCGCCTTGCAAAGTTGTTGTACCGTCTTTGACTGCTGATTCAACGTCTTTGACTGCTGAAC